TTTGAATTTAAAGGAAGTGGATAGGAGAAAGGAATATGAGAACGAATTTGAATAGTACAAGTATGAGAAACACATGTCCAAAATTCCCGCTTTTCGGTGCGAATTATCCAGATGCGACTTGCATAGATGGCATATTGTATGATCTGGATAATGTAGGTGATGATGGTGTTCTAATCAAGCCATTGGAAGAGATTCCATGCCCATTCTGCCGAACAGAGGAGTTTATCAGATACGATCCATTCAATAAAGAGTATAGCATGGATAGTGAAGAGGATATAAGAGATTGGTATATGAGCTATATTAATGAAATGAGAAATAAGTATGGGGGAAAATAAGAAGAAACAAACACCACGCCGGAACTTAAAAGATTGGCATACGAACAAATGAAGGAGGTAAACGATGGAGACAGTAAGATTATCAGATTACTCTTCTTATGATAAAAACAAGGGAGGAATACAAAAATTGCGTCACAAATTCAGGAATCAAATACTTGAATATTGGGGAGAAGATACCGGGATTTTGATAGGAATAACCATGGTATATGAAAGACATTTGTGGAACGAGGAAGTTAAAGTAATATGATTATGGACGATAATAGGATAATGGAAGCGGCTAAATTGATAGCCAACTCCTCAGCAGCCTTAATACAGGCTATAGGGATGATGAGTGAGAATATAGAGAGGGCTAACAGAGGGGAATCTCTGGCTTATACCGAAGATCAGTTTATGAAACTAATTCAAGATAACGGAATAACGTATAACGATGTAATACAAAGGGGGTGGATATGAAAAACGTAGAAAGAATAAACGCATTAAATAAAGTTTATTATGAATAGAATGAAAATATTTTTTAATTACTTATTCTTTAGGGATATGGGTAATCTTGGTGAGGGATGTCTTATAAGCGCATTCATCTGGCTTATGATCATGCTTGTCATTATTGGGGTCTTTTGCTTATACTAAAGATCATTTCATGAAAATCAGGATAACGTATAACAATGTGATACAAAGGGGTTGGAGATTATGAAAGACGTAGAAAGAGTAAATGCATTAAATAAAATGCTATTAAATGCGAACGTAGTAGCTTATGGGGCTATGGTTGATTTGATTAAAAGAACAGGGAGACTTGATCTTGATGTGAGTAGCGTAGGCCATATAGATGATTTTCCGGCTGAAATAAGGATCTTTACCGATAACGGGTTGATTTGTTTATCTATAACATCCGTGTATTTATCGGGGGAAGATAATTTGATGGTTGATGGATATGATGAAAACAATGATAAAGTTGATGGGGTGAATGTTTATTACGACCAGATAGACGAGGTAGTATATCTGGTTAAAATCATATTAGAAGAAATGGAGGGAAAAGATCATGGGGAAAGCAGTTAAAACAGATATAGAATATAAGGAAATATTAGAAAAATCACTATCAGCAATCCAATATCTAAGAATACATGGATTCTCGACGTACATGGAATCGGAGGGAATTGTTAATAGGATAATGATGTTTAAGGATAAGAATGAGATG